GGTCACGTAGCGCGCAACTTTTCGCCAGTTTTTGACTTTTGAAAACACCAGATGACCAACCCAGATTTTGAAGCCGCCAGGGCGCGTAAGACGGAAGCGCAGGCCGCGCTCGCCGAGTTGGAACTCGCAAAAGCGCAAAGCGAACTGGTCGCAGTCGAAGACGTGATCGCCGCTTGGGCAGACACCGTGTCGACTATCAAGAATCGTTTACTGCAAATCCCGACAAAAACCGCACCGCTGATTTGCGTAGAGAGCGAGCCGACCATCTGTCACAAGATCGTCGAGTCTGAAATCTACGAGGCGCTTGAGGAACTCGCCAACTATGAGCCAGAGACCAGCGCAACGCGCGCGAATGCGAAAAGCGGCAAAGACGGCAATGCAGGCGCTAAAACCACCGGCGCGGCTGACGGTAAGCGAATGGGCCGACCGCGCAAGGCGACTAAGCTCAGCCAGTAGTTCTGAGGCTGGCCGATGGCACACGAGCCGTGCGGAATACCAGCGCGCGATGATGGACGCCTGCGGCGACACCGGCATCGCCGAGGTGGTCATTATGAGCGGCGCGCAACTGGGAAAAACGGAAGCGATCCTCAACGTGGTCGGGTTCCATGTGGAACACAGTCCGACCTCAATTTTGTGCGTGCAGCCCACACTCGACATGGCGCAGGCGTTCTCGAAGGATCGGTTGTCTGGCGGACTGTTTGAGTCGACGCCAGCACTCGATGGCAAGATCAAGGCAGCGAAAACCCGAGACGCAAACAACACGACGATGCATAAGCGGTTCCCTGGAGGCAGCATCAGCGTCTGCGGTGCGAATTCCCCCGCCGGACTCGCCAGCAGATCTGTGCGCATTGTGTTACTCGACGAGGTCGACCGATATCCGCCAAGCGCTGGCAGCGAGGGAGACCCAGTGCAACTTGCTCGCAAACGGTCCTCGACGTTTTGGGACCGGAAAATCGTGCAGGTCAGTACGCCGACGAATCGCGACGCGAGTCGCATCGAGGACGCCTACGAGCGCAGCGACCGGCGGCAATATTGGGTGCCGTGCCAACACTGCGGCGAGCATCAGGTGCTGGCCTGGGGTCAGGTTCAATGGCCGGACGGTCGACCGGAGGACGCTGCCTATGCGTGTGAACATTGCGGCGCGATCTGGACCGAGGCAAACCGGCTCTGGTCAATTCGGCATGGCGAGTGGCGTGCGCGTGAAGCATTCAAAGGCATCGCGGGTTTTTGGATATCTGGCCTGTATTCGCCGTGGATTCCACTCGGCGACGCTGCGCGCGAGTTCCTGGCCGTCAAGAATCAACCGGGGCAACTGCGCGTCTGGATTAACACCTACCTCGCGGAATCGTGGGACGAGGCGCAAGGCGAAGCCGTCGACGATTTCGTGCTGATGGAACGCGCAGAACCCATCGCTCGCGTGCCCGAAGCCGTTGGTGCGCTCACTGCCGGTATCGACGTGCAGGATGATCGCCTCGAGGTGACCGTGGTCGGCTGGGCTGCTAACGGCAGTGATGAGGCGTGGGTGGTCGATCACGCGCTGATATACGGCGATCCCAGCACGACCCAGCTATGGGGCGACCTCGATCAGGTGCTGTTCGGAGAGTTCGAGACCGAAGCCGGCGACCCGATGAAATTGTCAGCAGCGGCAATCGACACGGGCGGACATCACACGAACGCGACTTATCTTTACGCTGCGCGCAAGGCTCGCGTTTTTGCAGTGAAGGGCGTCGGCGGCGAAGGTCGCACAATGATCTCGCGCCCGACGCGGAACAATCACCAGAAGGTGCCGCTGTTCGCAATCGGGGTGCATGCGCTGAAAGAACAGGTGTATTCGCGGTTGAAAATCGAAGAACCCGGACCCGGATATCTGCACTTCTCTGATCGCCTAGAACCGGAGTGGTATGCGCAGTTGACCGCAGAGCGGATTGTCACGCGATATCACAAAGGGTTCCCGCGCCGCGAGTTCCGCAAAAGTCGCGCTCGGAATGAAGCCCTCGACTGCATGGCCTACGCGCTCGCCGCTTATCATATTGGGGGTGTACACGCAAGAATGCGGAGTGATATCATGCGGAAACCGGCAGCAGGAACGGCGGGGGCCACCGGCAGCAGGCGCAGCACGACGCGTTTGCTCGGCGCTCGCGGGAACGCGGGCTTTGTGAATAGCTGGCGGTGATCCATTCTTGTCCAACGTCTTCAGTCTTACTGACGCGCGTTCCGTTGAGCCCGAATCGTTCGTTGTCGGCGACTTCGTTCAGTGGAAGCGCGAAAGCCTTCGACAAACCTACGGCACCGGGTACACGGCGGAATACGTCGCGCGGTTGATGAACGCAAGCCCGGTGGTTAATGCGCTCGCGCAAGACTGCCTGGTTGAACTCGAATCCTGCTCCAGCGACGCAGGCACAACGTCCGAAATCAAGATCGCTCAGGCCGCTGGGACGACGGATAGCTATTTTCTGTTTTCTGCCGCCAGCACAGCGACCGCTGATTACGTGGCCGGCGAATACCGCTGGCAACTCGAAATCACCGAGACGGCCACCAGCAATCGCGCCGTCGTCGAGCGTGGACGTTGGACAGTTAACCCCGACTTTGACTCGGCGAGTGCTGACCCGCGTACGCTTGCGGAGAAAATGCTCGACGCTATCGAGGACACGCTATGCAATCGCGCATCGAGCGACAGCGCGTCCTATTCAATCGAGGGGCGGTCGCTGCAGCGGATTCCGATTCTCGAACTTCTGCAATGGCGCGATAAATTTCGGGGCGAGGTTGCGAAACAGCGCAACGACGCGCTGCTCGCTCGCGGCAAAAAAGGCTCGGCCACCATCCAGGTGAGATTCTGAGATGGGCGTCGTCGATTGGTTCAAGCGCACGCCGGCCAGTACGAAACGGCGCAACTATGCCGCAGCCAATACCGGTCGGCTGTTTAGTGATTTTGTCGGTTCGACCCGCAGCAGTGATGCAGAACTGCGCCCAGCGCTCTCGCGCATTCGCGCACGCTCTCGTGATCTGGCGAGGAACAACGAATACGCGCGGCGTTACCTCGACCTGCTGGGCACCAACGTGGTCGGCGATGGCGTCAAATTGCAGGTTAAAGCGCTCGATAGCGTAGGACGGCTCGATACCGGCAATAACGCAGTTGAAGCCGCGTTCAAGCGCTGGGGTCAGGTCGGGAATTGCACCGTCGATGGCCGGTTGAGTTGGGTTGACGTGCAGCGGCTGACAATCGAGAGCGTGGCGCGAGACGGTGAGGCGTTTTTGATTCTGCACCGCGGTGCGGGACTGAAGCGCGATTCGTTTGCCATCGAATTGATCGAGCCAGACCAGATAGACGAAGACCTGAACCGCGCGGCGTCTGATGGACGCAATCAGATTCGCATGGGCGTCGAGCTTGATCGCATGCGACGGCCCGTCGCCTATCACATCAAGACGGCACATCCAGGCGATAGCGACATCGTCACGCCGATTCGCTCGAAAACGCAGCGCATACCGGCTGATCGGGTCATCCACGTCTATCGACAATTGCGCGCAGGACAAACGCGCGGCGAGCCGTGGATGGCGTCGGCGTTGTCGAGTCTGAAAATGCTCGACGGACTGCGCGAGGCGGCGATAGTCAACGCGCGCGTCGGAGCCTCGAAGATGGGCTTTTTCACCAGTCCAGCGGGTGACGGGTTCATATCCGACGAAAACGACGGCAACGTCCCGATACTCGACGCAAGCCCTGGGTCGTTCCAACAGCTCCCTGCGGGTGTTGGTTTTGAGGAATGGAACCCAGCTTTCCCGAGTACGGATATTGGACCGTTCCAGACTTCCATACTGCGCGGCATCGCCAGCGGTTTAGGCGTCACATATAACGCACTGAATAACGACCTCGAAAGCACGTCCTACTCCAGCATCCGCCAGGGTGCGCTTGAAGAACGCGATATGTACCGCGGCGTGCAGGCCTTTCTAATCGACCACATGGTGCGTCCGGTGTATCTCGCCTGGCTCGGTGCCGCGATGGAACTGAACTCCTTCGGTATCCCGCTGCGCCAGTTCCAGCGATTTGCCGATGCGTCGATGTTTCGAGGACGCACGTGGTCCTGGGTCGACCCGCTCAAAGAGAGTCAGGCGCTGATTCAGGGCATGCAGGCCGGGATTCAATCGCTCGATGACGCTGCAAGCCACTACGGCCGCGACAGCGAGGACTTGTTAGCACAAATCGCGCGAGATCGAGACCTCGCCGCGCAATTCGGAATCACATACGCCCTTCAGCCGTTTGGTGTTCAGAAGATGCCGGTCGACGCGGATGGCGTTGAAGGAGACGAATAATGACACAACCACAAACCGTTGAAATCCAGACTGACGAGCAAGCCGAGGCGCGAGACATGACCGCGACGCTGACGCACCGGCTGGCTGAGATCAAGCCGCGAGGCGTTGACGTTGAGGCGCGACGCATCGAGATGTCGATCAGCAGCGAGCAACCGGTCGCGCGCAGTTTTGGCAACGAAATCCTAGAACACAGCGAAGCCGCTATCGACCTGGAGTTCCTTTCCAGCGGTCGTGCGCCTTTGTTGTTGGATCACGATCCCAGTCAGCAGATCGGGGTCATTGAGAGCGTGAAGCTGGATGGAGAAGCGCGCCGACTCCGCGCGACGGCTCGCCTTGGACGAGGTGAGTTAGCCACCAGCATTTTGAGAGATGTCGAAGACGGAATCCGCACGAATATATCGGTCGGCTACAGCATCGACAAGCTTGAACGGCAAGGAAACGGCGACGATTTTGTCGCGACCCGATGGCGACCCCTTGAGGCCAGCCTTGTAAGTATCCCGGCAGACACGAGTGACATCGTTGGCGTCGGTCGCAGTAATCAAACAGAAATTACCACACCTGAAACACAACACACGGAGGCCATTGTGGCTGAAGACAACAACGCAATCGATATGGACGCTGTCCGCGCTGAAGCCCTGGCCGATGCGCAGAAAGCAGCACAGAAACAGGTCGCGCAGATTCTCGAACTCGGCGCTCGTCACAACCAGGTCGACATGGCTCGCGAGGCCATCCAGGCCGGACAGCAGGTCGAGGCATTCCGCGACGCCCTTCTGACGAAGATCGAAACGCAGGCACTCGTTGCTGCGAACGATGCAGACATTGATCTGTCCGCAAAAGACAAGAAGCGCTTCAATCTCGCGCGTGCCATCAGCGCAATGGTGAATCCGTCGGACCGACGTGCGCAGGAAGCCGCTGCGTATGAGTTTGAGGTCTCTGAAGCTGTCGCCCAACGATCCGGCAGAGCCGCACAGGGCGTCCTGATGCCGCATTCGGTACTTGTGCGGGATATGAACAGTTCGGACGATTCGGCGATCATTACCGACGACTACCGCGGAGATCAGTTCATCGACGCTTTGCGAAATGCATCGTCGGTGATGGCCGCAGGTGCTACCACGCTGACCGGCTTGAGCGGTGATGTGAAGATCCCGCGCAAATCCGCTGGCGCTTCTGCCGGCTGGGTAAGCTCTGAAGGTGGGGCGACGAGCGAGAGTGAAATGACGCTCGCCACGGTTTCACTTTCTATGAAGACACTTGGCGCATATACAGATGTGACACGAGACCTATTAATTCAATCAAGCGAAGACGTCGACCGGTTGATCCGCGACGATCTCACCACTGCGATTGCCATCGCTATCGACAAGGCTGCACTGGAAGGTTCAGGTAGTTCTGGTCAGCCGACCGGCATCCTGAATCAGACAGGCGTCAACACTGTGACGAACTTCGCCGCTGCGAATCCGACGTTCGCCGAGGTGGTGACGTTGCAAACAGCCGTGAGCGAAGACAACGCGTTGCTCGGAAATTTGAGCTACATCGTGCCTCCGGCAATGTATGGCGCTCTGAAGACGACGGAAAAAGCCACTAACACGGCTCAGTTCGTGGTCGAGAATGACGGATCGATTGCCGGCTACAACGCCATCGTCAGCGCCCAAGCCAGTGCCGGGAATATGTATTTTGGCAACTTTGCAGACTGCCTGGTGGGCTTTTTCGGCAGCGGTGTCGACATCATCGTAGACACGTCAAGTCATGCAACTTCGGGTACGCAGAGGATCGTCGCCCTGCAAAGCGTCGACGTTGCTGTACGCCACGCAGTGTCGTTCGCCGTCGGCAACGATGGGTAACGACTAAACCAAGGGGACGGGGCGCACATGCGCCCCTAACCCTCTGGAGAACCTATGCAATACCAAGTGACGAAGCGATGCGTGATTGATCGACAACCGCGTGCGCTCGGTGATGTCGTTGAAGTGTCAGCCGAAGAGGCGAAAGAACTCATGGCAACGGGGCGCATCATGCCCATCGACAAGCCTGCCGCAACGGCTGACCGCAACGCTGGCGCTGCGCCTAAAAAGCGCGGAAGGCCGCGCAAGAAAGTTGACTAATCGATGGTCGAAAGTGCGACAGATCGTAGCCTTTTGCTGGCGGATTTTGGCGAGAGCGCTACGTGGACTCCGTCGGGAGGATCGGCGGCGACGCTGACCGCGCTCTTTCAACGAGAGCATGAGGAGATCGATACGGGTGGTGCAGTGTCTGTCGTGATGAGCCATCCACGTGTGACGTGTCGCACGGCTGATGTGTCTACCGCAGCCGAGGGCGATTCGTTCGCAATAGGCGGCGTGACGTATACCGTGCGCGTGGTGATGGACGACGGAACCGGCATGACGCAGCTAGTCCTCGAGGCTCCATAGCATGGCGCACGTTCGCCAAAGTATTCGCGACAACGTGGTGACGACGCTGACTGGTTTAACCACCGCCGGCTCGAATGTGTTCGCGAGCAGAGTCTATCCGCTGGCGACTGGGAAGCTGCCTGGACTCTGCGTATACACGAACGACGAGACCATCGAGGCCAGCACGATTCAGCCGCCGCGAGTGCTACTGCGAACGCTCACGCTCACGGTAGAGATTTATGCACGCGGCGCGACGGCTGATGACGTGGTTGATACCGCGTGCGTCGAAATCGAGGAGGCGCTGTACACGGACCGGACGCGTGGTGGCAATGCACGCGACACGCGCGTGGTGAGCTTCAGATCGAGCTATACCGACGACGGCGATCAGCCCGTGCAGGTGGGCACTCTGGACGTGTCGATTGATTACCAGACGCTAGAAAACGACATCGAGGTAGCAGCATGAGCAAGCGAGTGATATTGGAGCGCAACGGCTCCGAGATTGAAGTCTGGGACCACCAGGCGGAGCACTTAATATCAAAAGGATGGCAGCAGCGCGCTGCCGAAACAACTAAACGGTGGCAGATCGCTACTCAAATAGACGACGTAAATCAGGAGGAAGACGACGATGGCGAATCATAGAGGCAGCGACGGCACCGTACATGTGGGGTCAGATGCGGTTGCAGAAATCCGCAGCTGGTCGCTCGAAAGCACCGCGGACACGATTGAGGACAGCGTGATGGGCGATGCCGCTCGCACGTATCAAGTGGGATTAGCTTCCTGGTCTGCCAGCGTTGACGCCTACTGGGATGACGATTCCACTGCTCAAGATGCACTAACCGCAGGCGCGTCGGTCTCCCTGACTCTATATCCGGAGGGGACGTCGGCAGGCACCAAGTACTCCGGCACGGCTTTGGTTACGTCGGTCAGCACTAGCAGTTCGTTCGATGGGATGCTCGAAGTCAGTTTCAGCTGCACCGGCACCGGATCTCTTGTGACGGCGACGATCTAACAGCGATGCAAGGGGGCATGAATGAGTTTGTTACAAAAAGCGCAGGAGCACTATCGCGCAAAGTTGGACGCGGAGCCGCGCGCACTTGAGGTTCCTGAGTGGGGTGTGACCGTCTACATCAAGCCAGCCATATCGCTGCTCCGACTGGGAGAGGTGATGGAACTGGCGAACAGTGGGAAATCGGCGGAAGCCATGGTGCTGACGCTTATTTACCGCTTGGTCGATGAGGAAGGCACGCCGCTGTTTCGCAAGGCAGAGCGCACGGAGTTAATGCGGTCGGTTGATCCCGATGTGCTGGCGCGGATCGTCGGAGTCATCAACGAGGACACGCCGACCGAGGATGACGCGCTGGGAAACTGAGAAGCGACCCTAGCTTGTTTGCGAGATTCCAACTTGCAGAACACCTGCACAAGACGGTCGCAGAGATTAATGAGTTAGACCACCGAGAATGGCTCGGGTGGTTGGCGTATTTCAAAATTAGGGAAGAGGACAATGGCTAGCACGTACGAAACAGTCCTTTCTCTTTTCGCGAAAGACAACACCGCTCGAGCGTTTCAAAGTCTCAACCGCAGATTGAAGAAGCTCGGCGCAGGCATTGCCGGCGCAGCCAGTCGGTTCGCAAAGATCGGTACTGCAGCGGCACTGGCAGCGGGTGCAGCTGGCGCAGCGTTTGTCGGCATGCGAATGCAGGTTATCGATAATCTCGCCAAGACCGCTGACAAGATAGGCGCCACTACAGAAGCGTTAGCGGGTTTGCAGCATGCGGGCGAGCTTACTGGCGTCAGTACTAACACAATGAATATGGCGCTGCAGCGTATGACGCGCCGAGTCGCTGAAGCTGCCCAGGGCACCGGCGAAGCAAAAAACGCGCTCAAAGAACTCGGCATTGACGCTGAGGCGCTGAAAAATTTGCCATTGGACGAGCAGATGGCCATGGTGGCCGACTCGATGGCTGGCGTTGAGAGCCAGGCTGATCGCGTGCGGCTTGCGATGAAGCTGTTTGACTCGGAAGGCGTCGCGCTGGTCAACACACTTGGCCAGGGTGGCGATGCACTTCGCGCGATGATGAGTGAAGCCGATCAACTGGGCATATCACTGTCTCGTGTGGATGCGGCGAAAATCGAGCAGGCGAACGACGCAGCGTCGAGGATGACCGGCGTGTTCACGGGCATCGGCAACCAGCTGGCTGTCTCTTTTTCTCCCATGATCGAGGCAGCGAGCAACTGGGTCACGCATCTAGCGCTGACGACTGAAGGCTTCGGAGATATCGGATCGAAGGCGGCGGGATTCGTTGCTCGTGCGTTTCATGGCCTGGGCGACGTTATGCGAGGTCTGAACGTGATTGTGCTGTCGATCCGTCTCGGTTTCGTCAACATGGCCGAGTCGACGTCTCGCGTGATGCACGACTTATCAACCGTCTTTAAGTCCGTGATGCTTTCGATTCGCCTAGGTTTCGTCAATATCGCGGAATCCGCTTCTGTTGCAATGCACGACTTATCCTCGGGATTCAAAACCGTAATCCTGTCGATTCGCCTAGGTTTCGTGAACATGGCCGAATCGGTATTCGGGGTCATGGACAGCGTGGGAACTGCAGCGGGCGAGTTCATCAATTCATCTCTGCAAAAGTGGAACACGTTCTCTTCCGAAATCATTGCCGGCTATAACGAACTCGCGAAGAAGGTCCCCTTTATTGATGCGACAACCGATTGGTCACCTACGGTCGGAAAAGTGAAAGTCGGCTCCGATTTTTTTACCAGCCAAAAATCAATCTTCAACAAAATGGCGCAAAACATTCGCGGTCAAATGACGCAAGCGCTTGAATCAAAATCGTCACAACAGCCGATCTTTGCGTCCATGGGTCAGGGCATTCAGGACGAACTGACGGAAACGCTCAACGCTGATTCGTTTCACGAAGGCGTTTTTGCGCAAATGGGCGAGAACATTCGCCGCCAACTCGGTGAAACACTCAACACCGACACCGGGCAAGCCTTCGAGGATACGCTCGGCAATTTCGTTGACCGCTTCCAGTCGCCTGATGCACCCGGTCAGGTGATCCCGCCGGAAATTGACGAGGGCATGACGGCCATCGAGGACAAGGCCAAAGCCGCCGCGGACAACGTGCGCTCGAACCTTGCTGATTCATTGATTGCAGGGGTGACGGACGGCAAAGACGCGATGATTTCTTCGTTTGCAGACACGCTGCAGCAAATGAGTATGGAACTGCTCAAAAGCAAGCTGATGTCTGGACTAGAGAAACTCTTCGGCGGCTCGGGCGGCGGCTCGGGCGGCGAGGCTGATGGCGGGTTTTTCTACAACCTGGGATCCATGTTCAGCAAGCGCGCGAATGGCGGACCCGTCACCGGAGGGCGCGCGTATTTGGTCGGCGAAAAAGGGCCGGAACTACTGGTACCAAGTCAAAACGGACACATCGTCTCGAATAAAAAATCAACCGAAGCCATCAAGGCGATTCGCAAGAGTTCCTCGTCAAAAATGAGCGAATCGGTCGAGAGACTGGTAAGTGATTTCAAATCAGTTAGCGATACGTCGTCTTCGTCAAAAATGAGCGAATCGGTCGAGAGACTCATCACGACGATAGACTCGACGCTTCCAAAGAAAGTCGCCGGATTTGCAAATCTACCGGCGCGAGAACATGGCGGACCAGTAACTGGAGGCGTCCCTTACATTGTCGGAGAAAAAGGGCCGGAACTACTCGTCCCGCGTCAAAACGGCACGATTATCCCGAATCGGCACATGGCTAGTAACGGCATGAACTACGCGCCGGTCGTCAACATCAGCGGCGGCGCTACCGCTGAGGATCGCGCCTTCTTCACCGCTCAACTTCGGAATCAGCGAGCAGAGATCGCAGACTTGATGGCGCGAGGTCGATTCTGATGGCTACTCAGACATTCCCAAGCATTACGCCGAGTTCGCAGTCCTGGGGATTGATGACCAATGCTCGGCAGTTTATCTCGCCGCTTACTGGTGCGATTCAAACCAGCCAGCGCACCGGTAACAGGTGGCAGGTCTCGCTGACGTTCGACAATCTAACGACGACGCAGCGTCGCACCTTGCAGGCATTCCTCGCGCGCGTTCAGGGACTCAGCGAGAATTTCTATTTGACTGACCACGCGTTTATTCGGAGCGCTGATGGCTCGGGAACACCGTTGGTCGATGGGGCCGATCAAACTGGCAACAGTCTACTGACGAAGGGGTGGCTCGGTTCTTACGCCATGCGCGCAGGCGATCTGTTCAGCGTCAACGGCGAACTGAAAATGGCGACGGCGGATTCGACGATATCAGACGGCGCAGCCACTATCGCATTTGCACCAGAACTTCGGTCTGCGCCAGATGACGATGCAGCGATCACAAGGTCGTCGCCGACTGGCATCTTTCGGCTTTCGACGCCCATCAGTTCCTGGTCAACCGCACCCGGTCCGATTGCATCGTCATTCACGATTGAGGCAATCGAGGACGTAATCGCATGAGTACGCGCGGCCTCTCAACGGCGAACACGGCGCAGGTCGATAGTGCGACGCTCACGCCTGTTACGTTCGTCGAGATCGCATTCGACTCGCCGACGGGGTCGATATATCTGCACGACAACATCGGCGAGATCAGCGGATCAGACGCGACCGACTGGGGCGGCACCGCGCGCACGTGGAGCGGTCTGGGCGATTTTGGCGGCATCAGCCCCATGACAGAGGGGTCAGGTCTTTCCCCGTACAAGATCGATTTGACGCTGTCTGGAATCGACGCAACGCTGGCGGCTGAGGTCTTGAGCGAGAGCAAAAACGCTGTCCTGCGCAATGTCTATATTCAGGTCGGTTTCATCGGTCTCGACCGAGTGCTGGTCGACCCGCCACTGTCATTGTGGAAAGGCAAAATCGACGCGATGCAGGTCGCAATCGGGCCTGAAAGCGTCATCCGGCTAACCTGCGAATCGTTCATGATCGGATTTGAAAAAAGCAATGGTCTGCTCTTCTCAGATGCTGACCTTCAAAACACTTCGATCATTTCAGACGGCGACAAACTGTTGCAGTTCGCTGCACAAATGGTCGACGCCAACGTGGTGTGGGGTGGGCCGCGCGTGCGTTACCAGACCGGCGCAGGTGGTACGCCTGACACCAAGACCGTCGATGAAATCAAAGACGACATCGACGACAGAATGCCATGATGGATCGTCGCGCTGCCATCCGCTCAATCGCAAACGAACTAGGGAACGCGCCGTTCGCTTGGGGAGCTTTCGACTGCTGCGCCGTGCCGCGTCGCCTGTTCACACTGCTGCATGGCTATGATCCTGCGCCCGAAATCATCTATTCGTCAGAAGCCGAAGCGGCGACATTGATCGAGCAGCACGGCGGACTGTCTGCGCTCATCACGCACGTAATGGGTACGCAGCCCCTCGATGTAGGCGACACGGAACTCGGCGATGTATTGCACATGCGATTGCCGGCGATGCGCGAGCCGATTATCGGCGTGCATACAGGACAATCAGCACTAGTGCCTGGGGAGGTCGGGTTTTTCAGAGCGCCGATCCGCTACGCAACTCATGGGTGGGCGATTTAGCATGCCTTCCGCGATTGCCAGTTTTGTCCTTGGGGCAACCGGGGTAACGGCCGGAACGACGGCGCATACGGCGATCATGGCGGTTGCGTTGGTCGCAGACGTTGCCCTCGCGGAGTCGACAAAAAGGAAGCAGGCGGCAGACGCGCGGCGAAAATCCGGTAATGCGCCCAGGGATGTCACAGTGCGATCAGGGGTCTCGCCTGCGCAGATTGTCTATGGGCAAGCGCGTGTCTCGGGTCCGGTGATTTATTCCAACGTAGTTCCGGCAGCGCATGCTGCCGACATCAGCGAACTGTGGACACTGATTGCGCTCGCCTATCACGAATGCGAAGACATCACCGAGATCTGGCTCGACGGCGACAAGATCGGAGGCGGCACCGGCGGCTATTCGATCAACTGGGTGCAGAGCAGCACCGGTAGTCAAGATGGCGCAGTGACCGGCGCGGGAAAATACGGCCCGATTGACGGTCAGTCGCACGTTTTCGCCTTCAAGGCACTCGGAGACCAGGCGAGCGTGATGCGGATCGACAACGACAGTCCGCCGAAAACGATCACCACGCGGCTTTCTGATATCACGTCTGACCACATCGGAAATGGCATCACGTGGATTGCAACGGCGTTCCAACTGGGCACCGAGACCGGCAACGGCGTGTGGAAGAACGGAGCGCCGCAGAATATTCGCGCGCTTGTGAAAGGAAAGAAGCTTTACGACCCGCGCAAGGACTCGACTTCGAGCGCGTACGTCAGCAGTTTGGGTGTAGCAACCCACCGCGTCGACACGAAGACAACCTGGGAATGGAGCGACAACCCGGCGCTGTGCGTTGCCGACTACCTGCGCGACGCGACGGTCGGCATGGGTGCGGAAGGCATCACGTCCGCAGACATAGACTGGGATATGGTGGGCAGTGCGGCGACCGTCTGCGACGTCGAGGTTTCCATTCCTGGCGTTGATTCGCCGACGGAAAAGCGGTTCACGTGCAACGGGCCGCTCGGCATGGCGAGTACCCACGCAGACAATATCGCAACGATATTGCAGACAATGGCGGGACGGCTGACGTGGTCAGGCGGGAAGTTCCGTGTTCGCGCTGGAAGCTACGACGCTCCGACGCTGGCGTTTAGCGAAGACGACGTTGCGGGTCCGATTCAGATACAACCGGAACTGACCCGCACCGAGAGGTTTAACACGGTGCGGCCCAGGTACATCGACCCGGAGAGCAAGTACGCGCAGGTTGAAGCGCTGCCAATCGTCGACACGACCTTAAAGACAACCCGAGACGCAGGCCAGACGCTGACGCTCGATCCGTCCATGCCTATGGTTGCCTCCGAATACCAAGCGCAGCGGCTTGGCTATCAGCGGTTGCTTCGCAACAATCAGCAACTGCGTGCGGTGGTTCCGTTCAATTGGACCGCGTTGAAGGCGGCAGTCGGTGATCGCATCACGCTGACCGTTGCAGAACTCAGCTGGACGGCGAAGGTGTTCGTAGTCGAAAAATGGGACTTCGACCTCGAGAAAGGCTTTCAGCTAACGCTGCGCGCTGATTCAGCGAGCGCATACGCTGATCCTGCTGTCAGCGACTATTCCACAAGGACGCTGGCGGGAACGATCACGTTCGCGGATCCTCCGGTGTCTGCGCCCAGTTCGCTGACCCTGACGGCAGCCGAAGAAGCCATCGAGCTTGCTTGGAGCGAGCCTCCGGTCAACAACTGGCAAGACATCATCATTTATAGCGCAGCCGCAGGCACTGCATTCTCGGGTGCATCAGAACTGGCGCGCGTCCACGGCTCAAAATATCGAGACGAACTCGGCGGCGTTGAATCTCGCGCGTACTGGATTCGTGCAGTCGATGAAGAAGGCAACCTATCGACTCGAAATCCCGACTCTGACACCGGCATTGAGTCGCGCAGTCTGCCGAATCGCGTCATCAATATTGAGACGGAGACCGGTGCGGATGTGACGCTCGAAACGTCCGGCATTCTCGACAGTCAAGGAGAGTCAGATGTTGCTGGTAGGGTCAGCGATCAGTACATCATCAAGGTCGATGACAATCAGCGCGTGACCGGCTGGGGCAATCTCTCGACCGAGAACACAAGCACGCCGACGTCTGAGTTTGTCATCGTCGCCGACAGGTTCGGCGTCGTCGATCCGAATTCGACCAGCAGTTCGCCTATTGTTCCGTTTAGCATCGGCGGAGGAAAAGCGCAATTTACTGCCGACGTGCAGATTAACGGCGACCTGATAACCACCGGCACGATAGATGCATCGACCGTCAACGTGACGAACATGACCGCAGATAACATCGTTTCTGGAACGATAGATGCGTCGCAGGTGGACGTGACGAACGTAGACGCAGATAACATCGTTTCTGGAACGATTGACGCGTCGCAGGTCAGCGTGACGAACCTTCAAGCGAGCAACATCACCGGAGATGTGTCGACCTATCAGCAGTTTAGCGTGCTGCCGATTCCTTCAATCGTTGTGACTCAGGGCGACGGCGAGACAGCAATTCAGACCGTGACGCTTCCAGGCAACTCGCTCGGGTTGTTGCCAATCATGTTGGCGAATTTAGAATTTACGTTTCAGTCATCCGTGCCGCAGGACGGCACTGCGATTTTTCGATGGCGCAAGGATTCTGTCACAGGCGGAACTTGCTCCGACAGGCACGTGCAACGTCGCATGACAAGTTCCGGCACTGAATTCCGAGGCTTAAGCATCACCGGTACGTGGGCTGGCGGCAACGTCACGACCGACACTGACTTTGTTTTGACATGTCAGGTCACAGGTAATGGACAGTACGACAGCATTCACATCAACACTATTCGCGGCGTAATTATAGGAGGACGTTGATATGTCCAAAATCTCAGAACTTAGTGATGGCTCTAGCCTTCAATCGACCGACAGCCTAATCGCTGTTCGATCTGGCGGGAATGTGCGCGTCAAGGTCGACGGCGCGCTCAGTTTGACGGACGTGACGCTCTCGGGTTCGCTAACGTTGGGTAGTACCGCTGTGACATCAACCGCAGCAGAACTCAACGTCCTTGACCCGGCGCTTAAAGAAAATAGTTCAATCTGGATTGGTTCTGATCCTTCTGGAACCACAAGTTCCGCTTCTTACAACACGGCTTTAGGCGTAAACGCGCTTGATGCAATCACTACGTCTGATAGCAGCACTGCAATTGGACACAACGCTTTAAGCGCCCTAACCACCGGCGGGTCTAACACTGCTGTAGGCGAGTCGGCTTTGCTTGCCAATACTACAGGCAACACGAACATAGCTGTAGGTGGCAGGGCCCTTGCGGCCAACACCGTTGGAGATAGAAATACGGCGGTGGGCTATCAGTCTCTCTACACCATGAATCCTACTTCTAACGCAGATATGTACAACACGGCGTTAGGCTATAACGCTGGGTACGATCTAACCGTCGGAGCGGCTAATACCCTAATAGGCGGTGAAGTTGCAAAGGAACTTACGACTGGCAACTACAACACTGCCGTAGGTTACAGAGCGGGGGGAGGGGCTGCAGCAGCAGCAACAACAGGAGACTCCAACACAGCAGTTGGCTACAAAGCTCTTCAGGCAGCAACGGTTGCTGATACTAATGTTGCTATAGGTTCTTTCGCTCTTTTAAGCAATGTCAACGGAGACCGGAACGTAGCTATCGGTCACAAAGCTCTTTATGCCGCGAACCCTGATAGCAACGTTGATACATACAACGTGGCAATAGGTCTTAGTGCTGGGTACGATTTAACCACCGGGGTTCAGAATGTTTTGATCGGTGGCCTTGTTGCGGACGAAATAACCACAGGCAGCAACAACATCGCAGTAGGTTACCGCGCTGGTGGAGGGTCTTCAGCAGCGGCTATGACAGGAACTCATAACATCTCCGTAGGGAGTGATGCAGGTGCCCGTCTTACCAGCGGCGAAGACAACATCTTCTTGGGCTACGCCTCTGGAACAAACCACACCACTGGCACCAAGAATGTCTATATAGGCATAGAGGCAGGAGAGGCTTCTACTACATCCGATCAAAATGTTGCCATCGGCTACCGCGCGTTAGAGGCGGTTACTACGTCGAACATGAACACAGCGGTCGGCACTCAAGCTCTTAATGGAAATACTGTAGGCGATAGAAATACTGCGGTTGGTTGGCAGGCCCTGTTTCAAGTAAATCAGTCCTCAACTGAGGACACGGACAACGTAGGCGTAGGGATGCACGCAGGTCGTGGCATCACTACAGGAACGCAAAATGTCGCCATCGGAAACTATGCGATGGAGGATGGCAATGTTGTTGGGGATTACAACAATGCTCTAGGGACTTTTGCAGGGGAGAAGCTGACCTCTGGTACTCAAAATGTGATGATCGGGGGCAGAGCAGGAAAAGAATTAACGACCGGAGATTACAACACCTACGTCGGCCACCAATCTGGTGGAGGGGCCGCTGACTTAGCCGGGACAGGTGATTACAACACTGCTGTAGGTAGAAACGCTCTTTCAAAAATTAAAGGAGCCGCTGCGGGTAATACCGCGCTGGGCTTTGGGTCGCTTGAAAGCTCGACCACAGCTTCTAACAGTACGGCAGTTGGTGGTGCTGCGCTGCAACTTTCCACTTCGGCAGACAATACGGCCATTGGCTATCGAGCCATGACCAGCAATACCACGGGTATTTACAACGTCGCAGTGGGCGACAACGCGCTAAGGTCCAATCAAGATGACCACGGCAGTACCGCTGTTGGCTACAGAGCCTTGTATTCCTCCGATTACACGACCTCTGCAACTTATATTTATAACGTGGCTCTCGGATATCAGGCGGGATATAGCGTCTCTCTCGGAACGAGCAATGTAATTATCGGAGGTAACGCAGGTCAAGACACTGTGCCTCTGACGACTGGAGACAGCAACGTAATCATTGGTAGAAGTGCTAGAACCAGTGCGGGCGACAGTAATAATCAAATCGTTTTAGGGCGAGATGTTACGGGCAACGCAGATGACTCTTTGTGCTTTGGAAACGGATCAACAGACTCTGCAATTGCTTTCGGTGCAACTTCAATAACCGCCCCATCAGATGTTCGCTACAAAGAAAACATTGAAGATCAGCAGGCAGGGCTAAGTTTCATCAATGACTTGCGACCCGTAACCTTCAACTGGAAAAAGAAAAAAGATTTGCCGAAAGATCATTTTGCCTATGAAGATTCTGAAGAACGCGAAATGAACGACAAAACTAATCACGGTTTCATAGCCCAAGAGGTTAAGGCCGTCATTGACGCGCATCCAGAAATAGCTGACGGGTTTGACATGTGGTCAGAAGACGAAGCTGATGGTAGGCAGAGGGTCGCTCCCGGGGCGATCATTCCAATACTGGTTACGGCAATTCAGGAACTTTCGGCAGAACTCAAAGAGATCAAGGAGAAAATATAATGGCAGCAGAACCACGCACCACTGAGCAGAAGGCTCAAGACTACAAAGCAATGGGGCACTCCGTTTCCCTGATTGACATCATCAGGACTGATTCAGACCCGGCTTATAAAGAGAATATGTCAGTCGAAGAACGGAAAGAGACCGTTTCAAGAAACGTAGAACATCTTGAAATTATGGTTGCTCTTGAAGACTGGGGTTCTGAGGATATGACCGCCGCGAACGAGGCGATCACTAACGGCAAGGAGTACGTCGCGGCATGAACGTCACAATTGACGGCATCGAGTACACCGACCTGACTGAAGATCAGCAGCGGCATGCATCCGTAATCGCTCAACTTCAGGAACACTTAGCAATGCTCGACGAGCAACGCGAAAACGCGATGATCTTGCTGCGACATCGCGAGTCAGAACTTGCGAGATCGCTGAAAGAATAAACCACAACGCAAGGCGGGGGCGCTAAGCAATGGGAATGTCACAGTGGCATCACCGACCATCGGCCCCGCAGCGCATCAGCCCATCAGTTGGGCCGTACATGCGCAACTGAAAACGGACCGCCTCGAGGTCGCAGCGACCGGACAGGATTCGGCTATTCGTCAAACGCGACGCGTCGAGACCGTTAGCGAGGCATCCATCTATACGCTGCGCGATGGTCGGGTGTCGATGCATAAGCTCTTGTCGTCGCCGTCGACCGTGCTGATATCGGTCTGATGATCGCAGAACTGACAGCGGCGTTCACAGCCCTAAAGGCGGTCAATGAAGGCATCCAGTCGCTTCGCGATGCTCACGGGCATGGTCGAGATTTGGGCTCGATTCTCGGTTCGTGGAGCGAAGCCGCTATGGCGGCTAAAGAATGCGAGAAAATTCAGGCCGCTGGGAAAATGAGCTACTCAGAGGCTTTGCGGCTTGAGAGCGTCTCTAGGCAAGTAGCAAATTACGACCGGATGCTGCACGACGTTTGCCTCATTCAAGGCCAGGGCGATTTATATCGCTCGATCAAGGAGCGAATGGCCGAGGCTGAGGCAAATGCAGCCAAAGAGGTCGCGCGGATCAAGGCGCGGCGCAAGAAACGCATCCAATTCTGGAAAGAATTAGGTCAGATTTTCGGCATCACTTTGGTCGTATTTTTGCTCGCGATTCTCTCGCTCTGGGCTTTTTTCGCATTTTGGTATAGCTGACTGATGGACGAAATGACAAGCACCACCGCGGACTCGTTAGCAGTGACCAGCATGCTTGGCGCGGTCGCCGCCAACGTGCCGCTCGTGACGGAGTGGTTGCAGATGCTCGCTGCGCTGGTCGGCATCGTCGCAGGTGCCGCTGCGATAAGGCTTCACGTGAAACACGCGAGGCAACTCGATAAGGAGAGCAAGGAATGAAATTCGGCGCAATCAAAAGTCTGCTCGGGGCAGTAGCGCCTGGGATTGGGCAAGCGCTCGGAGGACCGCTCGGCGGCGCAGCAGCGCAAGCAATCGCTGGGGCGCTCGGATGTGCGACCGATGAGAAAAGCATCACCGCCGCAGTTCAGAAAGCTACACCTGAACAATTGACGGAGATCAAAAAAGCAGAACTTGATTTTCAAGCGCGGATGAAAGAGCTAGACGTGGATATCTTCGCGCTCGAAAACAAAGACCGCGCCGATGCGCGCGCCAGGTTCGGGACCGATTGGACGCCCAAGGTGATCGCGTTGATGTGTGTCTGTTTTTTCGGCGGCTACATCGCACTGGTGACGATCCAGCCACCGGACGCCAATGATGACGGCATCGTCAATCTGGTGCTGGGATATCTGGGGGGGATCGTCAGCAGCATCATTTCGTTCTACTACGGCGCGAGCCACCAGAAATGAGCCAGGACGGCATCACGGTCGAAGAGATCGAGGGCGGGGTCTATCGCGCCATTGTGGCGTCGTTACCTTTGGCGGTATTTTTTGCAACCGATGCAGCCGTCGCACGAACTGCTGCGCTGCGTGCAATAGGGAGGGCGAATGAACGAGCTAATCGAACAACTGAGGCTGCATGAGGGTGTGCGGTCGAAGGTTTACCTGTGCAGCGAGGGCTACGAAACCATCGGGGTCGGTCGTAACATTTCGGATTCCGGCATCGGTCTGTCTGACGACGAGATTGCATATCTGCTCGCCAACGACATCGCGCGTTGCGAACATGAACTAGCAGAGCGTTACCCTTGGTTTGATGACCTCGATCCTGTGCGCCAGGACGCAATCATCGACATGACGTTCAACTTGGGAATCAGCCGACTGGCTCAATTTCAGAACATGATTGCTGCGCTCGCAGAGTCACGATTTGACGACGCAGCCACCGAAGCACTTGATTCAAGATGGGCGCGCCAAGTCGGGCAACGCGCTCAGACTGTCGCCGCGATGATTCGGACGGGCGAGCGCCAACTCTGAAAAAATGCGGAAAATTTGCGGCCAAATCCGTACAGGCCACTAGAAATGCGGGTTTCAGTCGCCCCGATTGGGCGATGATCTAAATATCTAATAAGATACGCAAAGCATCACAAAATGTTACAAATCAATGCCTTGCGCTCCTATTTCAGCATGTCGAGATGGCGCAACGAGCCATGATTTGACCCTTTTTGAGTGTTGTTTTGCGGAAGTTTGCGGCACAATGCGCAGACATTTGAATCGGCGGGGGCGTCGAAATGAGAGGAAGCTACAGAAAACGCGGCAACAAAATCGAAGCCAGCGTCATGGTGCGAGGGCGTCGTAAATCTAAAACTTTTGAGAGCAAGCGCGCCGCTACGCAGTGGGTCGCCGGAGTGGTGTCGTCGGCCACCGGTGAAGTGACGACAGGCGGCACGCTTCGCGACGCGATCCAACGGTATTCGGAGCAACATGCGTCTAAGCTGAAAAGCGCCTACGCGCAATTGAGCAAAATACGCACAATGCAGAGGGTGTGTCCTGAACTCTTTGACCGCGAACTTGAGAGCCTGCAGCGCGAAGACATCGAACACTACATCGAGGTTCGACTTGGCACCGGGGTAAAGAATGCAACGGTCTTGCGCGATCTACACATCATTAGCCACGTATTCAAAATGGCGCGGCGCTGGCGAATGATGTCGAACATGCACAATCCGATGGCGCACGTAGAGATGCCTGAAGACAGCGAGCCACGCGACCGTCGAATTAGCGAGGAAGAAATCGACGCGTTGACGGCTGAGCTTGGCTACCGACCAGAGTGGTTCGGGAACGGCGCGCAGTTAACCACGAAGAAGCAACTCACGGGCTGGGCGTTTCTTTTTGCGATTGAGACGGCGATGCGCCGCGGTGAAATTCTCCAGACGGTTTGGGGTGATGTTCACACCGACAAACGATACATCCACCTGCCCGGTCAAAAAACAAAGACAGGGTACTCCAGGAATGTGCCGCTATCGCTTAAAGCCATCGAATTGATCGAACAACTACCGCGAGGTGAAAAACACGAACAGATCCTCGACATATCGCCAGACACGCTTGCGCTCTCGTTTGGCAAAGCCACAAAAAAAGTCGGAATTGAAAATCTGCACTACCACGACACCAGGCACGAAGCGACAACGCGCATGGCTCAAAAGGTACACGTCCTCGACTTGGCGAAAATTACCGGACATCGAAAAGTGCAGAATTTAATGATCTATTACGACAGAGACGTTACAGAACTCGCTGAACTGCTCTAGTGGTTCGCTTTCGCCCATCTGACCACTTCACTGCGCAGCCACAGTCCGCCGGTTGCGCATGACTTCGGAAAAGATGCGAGCGTTTTGATTCTGCCCATAAAATGCCGACGGGAGATGCGGAGATAATCAGCGCATTCCGCGCTGTTCCACATCACATCGCTTGCGCGAGCTTGACGCGCCAGTTGCTCGGCAATTTTCTTTGCAAGTTCGTCGTAGTCGAGTTCTAGTTCTGACATGCGAACACCAATGCGCTGACGAACACGCCGATCACGAGCCAGGTCGTGAAGAAGTCGGTATTGTCGGGGTTATTGCGTCCCCACTCACGCTTGCGCAGAAACCACTGCGGCTTCATTTTTCGTCCTCCATTGCGATTGTTATGAGTGTCTGCGCGCATCGCACGATCTCTCGCAATGCTGTCACACTGCCATCGCCGTGGTTGCCGTCGCGCCAGCGACAAGCGTTGATGACGATCTGGCTCTCGCAGTGACTGAGTTCTAGATCTTCACAAAAGCGGACCGCTGCATCGATCTCGATCATGTCCACGCCCTCGATAGCCACGGCTGTCGAAGACTCGCGCAGAACATTTCGACATCGCCGATGCGGTATTCGCGCCTGCACTCTTTGCACACCTGCGTGTGAGTCAGCACACGACGTCCGCAGTGCATCACGCAGGGCATGGTGGTATTAGGATTCATTCAGTCCGTCCTCGAACAATTCGCATTCGTTCTTTTTCGATAAAAAATCGCGGGGCACTTCCGCTTCGTACTTCACGCACCACGTGAAAACAAGCCACGTGCAATAACGGCACGCCGGGTATTCGCTCGTAGTGCTAATGAGCGTCACGGCGCTCTGCCTGCTCATCGATCAAGATGCTCAGCATCTCTGTCTGCTGAGCTAACGACACAGACATGTCGCGCACGATGCTGAGCAACTCCTCGACCTCGTCGTCGTTCAGATGGATGGTCACTTTGCTCATCCGACCACCTCGCCATCAAAGTGATCTCGTATCGCATCAACCGCAGGATGGCCCAGTGCGTTGAGATCGTCAGCTGCGGCAATCTCTCGGCTCGAATATCCGTCTTTGCCGTTGCGCCACACGTGGCCGTTGCTCTTCGTGCGGTATTCGACAAACGTCTTGTCGCCGTCCTCGATATCTGCCCACTCAAACAGTGACGGGATGAAGATGTGCTGATCGCACGCAATGCGCTGATCTTCGGCTGACAGGTCGTGACCATCGCGGCCGCACGTCCAGCGCCCGTCGCCATCCATTTCTGGTGTGGCATACGAGCATGTCCGACAACTCACCTGGGGGGCGCGCTGCCCGTGGCAAACATTATTGTGATCGCAGAAGCGGCACTCGAACCATGCGGGGTCATCGCTGACCCCGACCGGAGGCCAATCCGACGTGATGACCCTTCGCGCTTTGTCGATTTGGGTCTGTGCGAACTCGCGGTCGAGCGGCACGCGCTCCATATATATGGAGTCGTCGCTTTTATTAACGACCATGTAGAGCGCCCACTCGATCTGCATCTGCAGCATGTACCCCTGCATTTGTGCGTAATGCACCGGCCGCGCATCTTGCACGCTGCCGGATTTCAGCAGCGCCCGAAATGCCTTGTCCGAACTCGTTTTAAGTTCAAGGACGTGGGCTTCTTCGGGCGCTTCCGGCAAGCCCTTAACTACGCCATCGAGGCTCCCGCCAAAGTGTCCAGCGATTTCGCTCACCATCCATTGACCGCCTGTGTCGGGGTCTTCATCCCACACGGTGATGTCAGCGGCGCGCAGCATGTCGTAGAAGACTGGCTCCTCCGCGTTGCCCCTGCGAAAAATCCGCAGCAACCGCGCTGGGTGGTCGATGGGCGTCGCGTGCCTAAAGCCATACCAGAGCGCGCGCTCGCACTCGTTGCCGATCACCGACCAGCCTAGATGCGCGCGTTGCCGCCTAGACTGGTCGCCCTCGATGGCCGCGTCGATCCGCGCGAGAGTTTGTTCTGCGGCAGGCATCTGCTACTCCCAAGGTTTCTTTGCAGCGGGTGCGGCGGGTGCCGGGGCTGCGGTGCCGACTGGCGCGTAGGCTTTTATGTTCACCCACTGGCCGTTCTGTCGCGTCGTAATTAGAAGCGGCTTGTGATGAAGCTCATCCGAATCCGAAAACCCGGCGACATTAACCGCGCGGCAGATCGAGCCGAGGTCACGCTCGGCAAATTTTCGCGCCGCGTCGCTG